AGATCCAGCTCACGCCTCCACTCACGACGAAGGTCCCCGATAAATAACTCATACTTCGTTATGAACGCCCGAGTTAGGTTCGTAAGTAAGGACGTTGCCTGCCGGGCTGTATCTTCCGGCTTCATAGTCTGAGATGAGTTGGTTTGCATCGTTATAATCCTTCGCGGCGTCTGGTGCATCGGTAGGACCATCACCAGGAGCTTTGTCTGAAGTTGGAGCCGTGGGTGCCGACGGCGGAGAAGGTGCGCTAGGAGAAGCTGGGATTTTATCCGCAGCACTCAAAGGCACAACCTGCTGTTGCACGCGAGGCTCATCACCAAACTTTGCTCTCTTTAGTCCAAACTCTTTACGAGCTTCGTTTGGACTATAAATCCCACCTTGCACGCCGCGCGCGAACGCTTCAACGCGATCCTTCATTAATGACCGCAGCAATGCATCAGTGTTTAGTTCTAAGTACTCGTCTGGGTAGCCTTTCAAGCCGAAGTGATTTCCAACGGCCTCCTCGATGTGGTTAAGAGCGAAGCCAAGACCAGAGCTAACCCAGGACTGCATCAAAGACTCAGTAGCACCTTGCGGACCTCCTGGACCGATCCCAAGGATTTGGAGCGGGACGCGAAAAGCTAACGCGATGTGTTGTTCTGTCATCTTGAACACATCTGCCAGCTGGGCGTCGACCGAATTCATGGTCAAAGGAACAGGCTTAATCCCGGCGGTCAAAATAGGAGTTTGGCCGGAGTTAAGCCCGCGCGTTTGTTCGTTCCATCTATCACGCAGCATCGTGACAGTCGCCGCGTCCAGCTGAAGGTCCGTTGCTAGGACGATACTTGGACGAGCAGCGTTCATATAGAACTGGATTTGTTGGTTCATGATCGCATCGCCAGCAGCCAGGTCTTTCAAAGCTGCGACGATAGGCGACTGCCCCAACAACATGTTGTATTTGGTCGTGTTCAATCGAATATGAAGAACGTCTCGAGCCGGTACAAACAACGGCTCATTTCCTAACTGGCGCTCGATAACTTGGTTACCTCCTAAGCTATAAATCACTTCTCCGCCAGGACTGTTAGCCGTCGCCGGCGCTACCATAGGAATGCACTGAGCGGGGTCCATCAAATGAAGTTCTTCTGTCTCAAAACGACTATTGCGCAAAGCTAGAGCGTAACAATTGCCAGTCATATACAAATCACGCGTACCATTCAGAAGAAAGTCGCTGATCGATTGGTAAGCATTCGGCTTTCTCAAAAACCGACACAAAGCCGAAGTTGTAACTCGCTCCCTCCCATCATCAGGCTGTAATCGCCAATGATCGCCCGGACACATCGCAACCGTCTGAGAGTAGGCGGCCACGCAAGCTTCGACCATAGCGGAAGGTTGGAAACCAGAAGATAGGTTTCCTCCCTTCTGCCACCAGTTCCAGCTTCCGCCGTCATCCAGCCAGCTTTGAGAGACCGGGAGCCAATAAGGTCCCGGCCTCCACTGACCTTCATTGGACCGCCTGCGGAAGCGATCCCACAAACGGTCAAGAATTTTCATTTCTTGTCGTCCTTCTTGACGTGAGGCCGACCTTCCGGTTTGGCATCCCGAGTCTTGTAAGGAGCGCCGCTCTCGGCTTCTGAGGACTTTTTCTTAGTCTCATCCTCGTCATCCTTCTTCAGCGACTTCTTCTTGTCGTCGTCTTCGACTTTCTTGAAGCCAGCTTTCCGAAGCTGCTCTTCCGGATTATCGGATCCGGAGCCAGGCCCAACAGACACCCCGGCCTCGGCGTCCGCAGCGGTCGGACGCTTTTCGCCCCGAGCAATCGCATCAACCTGAGCCTGAGTTGGTGTCGGTTGCTCGTACGGAGGTTGAGCGTTCGCTCCCGGCACTCCTTCCTCCCGACGAAGGTCGCGTGGGGGATGTTGAGGAGTACCCGAAAGTTGTTCGGGCGATCCATCCGGAGAAAGCTCGACGCGCTCGCCTCGAGCAAGCTTATCCAACTCTTCCTGAGTAGGAGTAGGACGCCCTAACGTAGACGGCGGCGGCTCATCGACTGGGTGCTCTCCTCGCAAGTGCTCGAGGTGCTCCTTAGCCGGATCCGTCGCCGGGTCTTTGTCGGTAGATTTCTTCTTGTCGTCTTTCTCTTCAGCCATAGCTTTTGTCCCTAGTTAGAGAACCTCCCCTTTCCGTTTTATGCGGCGACGCTTCCTGTCGCAGCATCCTTGTACCAAGTCCCCCAAGTCGCATTGCCCATCGACAAACGATAAGCCAACGCGCCAGTCGTCGCAGACTGACACGAGAACGAAGCGTTTGTCGCATTGAGGATATTGGAACCGCCAATCATCCACTGGAAGCGCGGGTTCATAGAGCCAAGACCTCGCCACGCTCCGGTATTTGCCGTTAGCGTAGAACCGACTTTGGCAAGCCCGCCGGTGATGAACGGAGCCGCTCCTTGCTCGTTCATGGCATGAGGCGGATAAGCCGTCATGCGTTTTCCGATCGTAGTAGGCATTATTGTTGCTCCTTCTCAAAGCCTCCTTCGAGAGTAAGGGAAGGGGGCGACTAAGCCCCCAAACCCCCTGGGGCTTAGTTCCAGTCCATGCCCGTCATGAAGTAGACCATACCGGCACGACGCATGATCCAGTTCATATCCATGATCATGCGAACGCCGATGCTGTCCGTCTGCCAGAGAGACTTCGTCGAACCGCCGGCAGCGGAGCCGCCGGTGATGATGTCTGCCGGAGAGGTGTCCTCCATGTGGAGAACGGCTTGATCACTCACGTCGAAACGCGGAGCGTCTCCAGTTGCGGTCACAAAGTCGGCCGCATCCAGCAACCACCACGTATCGGCGGGCGCCGCGTTGGTCGACTTGATGATCGGATAACCCGCCAACAAACCACGCGAGATTTCGTCGCGGAAGGGCAGGACACCCGTTGTCGACACAGTCGTCAACGAAGCGGCATTGGCAGTCTGCGGGTTCATGATCCAGACCGGCTGGCGAACATTGCCATTCGTTCCAGTGAACAACGCGTTGGTCATCGTCTTGATGTCGGCGATGAGGTCGGCGAGCAAGGCAGAAGCACCGCCCGTAGCCGGGCTCTGCGTCGAGAGACCGTTACCGAGACCAGCCGGACGGATTGCAGTAGCTGCGTTGTTGTCCATCAAGACGGCGTCGATTGCGATCGACGTATCTTCCAAGATCGCGTCGCGAACCAACTGCTCAATCGACGGGGTCGAGTGCTCAGCGATTTCACGAGTGAACGTGGAAATGACGCCAACTTTCTTCGGCACCATCGTGACGGCAGTGAACGCACCTTGCTTCACCGGGATAGGCGCGCCTTGTCCAACGAAGGCACCGCCGATCGTCGGGGTCGACTGACGAGTGGGCATCGACAAGATGCCGTTCTGGCCGAACGTGAAACGACCACCGAACTGAGACAGCTGAGCATAGATGCTGGTCGGGATCAGCAAGCCAAAGAACTCGCCAATCGCAACCGTCACCAAATCAGCGGCCCAACCTTGGGCGGTCGTGTTCGCCGGAACCGTCGTAGCACGACAAACGACGTTCATGAGAGCGTGGGTGCCCTCGTCCTCGCCGTAAGTATCCTTGAGCACTTCCACCATCGAGCGCGCGCCCTTCTGGTGATGGTGCTTGAGCTTGACGGTCAAGGCGCGCCAAAGGAAGTCGACGGCCTTGAGCTTCTTTCCCGGCACCGCGAACGGCCGACGGTTCTTGATAACAAGCTCGCTCTGACCCTGCTGATGCTCGCGAGCCACTACCGTAGTGGTCTGAGTCTGAGTCGGCTCGTCGCGCTCAAGAACCTCGACATCGCCATCGTCCTCACGGTCCTGGGCAGTGCGAACCGCCAGGGAGGCCTCTGCGGACTGCAGAGTTTTCAGATGACGCTCTTGGATTGCCAGCTTCCCCGTCAACTCCTCGGTGATGGTGGTCTGCGCCTCATCGGGGTTGTCGTCGTCGACGGTCTTCATATGCTCGTTCAGTTGATCGCGCAATTTGACGATACGCTCCTGCGTCGCCTTAATGCGCTGTGCGATGGGACCCATGGTTGTTTCTCCTACATGGGCAGTTACTTTCGGCATACACGCCATGAGGCCGCGACGCACAAGACTCGTTCTTTATGTCGGCATACACGCCAAAGAACAGGACTTGATTATCAACGGTTAGATCAGTTTATTCCCAAAGACGTCTTTGCTTTTCTACAAGTTCGTCCCGCTCCCTGATTACCCGATTAGTCTGCTCGTCGTTCAGCTTGCCATATTGATCAAGCCAAAGGGTCTTCTCTGCAATCTTCCGCGAATAAATCTCACTAGCGTGAACCCGCGTCATTGGAACCTGGCCAGCTAACACTTTCTTTTTGACGGGGGTGACTACTTTCTTCT